GATCTACGCCAAAGATTGCGAGGAGGCCGTATGAGCGAAGAAATCCAAGAGATTTACGACCTGGCGGCAGAGCGGAATCTGCTCGGATCGGCGATGCTTTCCGAGGATTCGGTGAACCCAGCAAGCCACCGGCAAGCGCAAAGATGGGTGCTTGCATTCGCTCAACCGATTTGGTTTTTCTCGCCGCCACACAAGCGAATTTGCCAAGCGATTCGGAAGCTGACCGAGCTTGGATTTGCCGCCGATTTGGTCTCAATTCGCCGGGAACTTGCAGGCGATTTGAGCGATTGCGGCGGGGTTGAATACTTGATTCAGGTCTGCGAAGCGGTCCCGACTGGCGTTTCGGTCGAGCACTACGGGAAACTTGTTCATGAGGCTTACGTTCGCCGCGAACTCATTCGCCGGTGCTCCAAAATTGTCGAAAAGTCCCAGAACTGCCCACTCGGTGAGCTGCCGAATTTGATCGGCGATGCCGGGATGCTGACCCGAAAACTTGTACTCGGTCACGAAGCAATTTGGGAAGCCAAGGACATCGAACTTACCGAGGCGAATCAGGACGGACTCCCAACCGGATTTCAGCAAATCGACAAGGTGACGACGTGCCGCGGCTACGCAAAAGGCCATCTCTCGGTGTGGCTTGGCCCTCCCGGCAACGGCAAAACAACCGCGATGCTCCAATCGATCATCGGCCACGCAGACCCGTTCGACGAATCGGTCGTTTTCGTAACCCTCGAGATGTCCAAAGATGAAATTCTGCGAACTTGGATCAAGATGGATTCAGGCCACTACCGGACCCCGAGGGACTTGTTTGCCCTTGAGCACTTCAAGGAATCGGAGGCGAAAATCAAGCGCCTAAACCCGACGATTTACGAGCCTACTGGCGAAGCGCGGGCCGTGGAAAGCATCTGCGGAGTGCTGGAATCCATGCACCAGCGAACGCCGCTGAAGATGGTTTTTCTGGATTACGTCCAGCTGGTCCAATCGCAAAAAGCGTTCCGAGGCGACCGAGTTCGTGAGCTGGATTACATCATCGAATGCCTCAAGAATCTTGCCAAAGTCATCGGCGCGCCGATCATCCTCGCTGCCCAAAACACAGGCGGCGGTACGGTCAAGAAATCCATCGAGCTGACCATCAAAGGCTCCAAAGCGATCGAGGAAGCCGCGGCCCTCATCATCGGCCTGGTCCGCGACGAAAACGACGCCCCGGATTGCCGAATTCTTAAGAACCGATTCGGCGGCGCGCGTCCTGTGATTGGCCTTGAGTACGACAAGAAATTTGCGAGATTCACGGAGCCGGAGAAACCATGACGATGAGCGAGATTGTTTTGCAGGAATGGGCGCTTGCCGAAATCGACGGGAAGCGCAAAGACAGGTCCAGGCCGCATGACCTCTCGGCACCCACGGGCGGGGACATCGAAGATTGCGAACTGGCAACGCTTGTCGCGAAAGTCGATAGCGCGTTCTCGGCATTCCCGGATTTGGGCGACCGCATGAAAGTCCGAAATTGCCTCATTGCCAAGCACGGACGCGGCGAAGGCTCGGGAATCCCGGCGCATATCGGGCGCGCTTTCGTGGACCACTTCGATGCCAACATCGCGGTCATCGCTGCGTGGTGGTCGAAGATCCTCGACATGAGGCGAGCCGAAGCCGAGCACAAAAAGAAGCTTCAAGCCCTCCACAATCGCGAGGAAGCATGAACAATTTTTGCAAAATTTCGCAAACCATGGAAACCATTTCAAGTTTTTCAGCGTCTAGGTTTTCGGGTAGGGGCGTAGCTGCACCCGAATATCCAAAATTCAGTCGTCCATCGTGGCGGCTTTTTTGTTGCCGACTTTCACCAAGCCCGCTACTCGCCAAGCGGGCAAGATTTGTATCCGACGTAGCAAGCAAACCAAAGTCCTCTAGCCCCGGAATCCCGATTTTCTTAGGGTCAAAGACCGGGGCAATTTTCCAACCATGAGCGAAACTGGAAATCAGCCAGAAAACAGAAAGCCGTGGCAGTTCCAGCCGGGACAATCTGGGAACCCTAGTGGGAGGCCGAAGGGGACGGTTTCGCTGACCAACTTGCTTCGGAAAAAGCTGCTTGAAGGAACCTGCGCACAGGACGTGATCGACGCGACAATTCGTGACGCCCTCGCTGGTGATGCCGCTGCTCGCAAGCTGGTCTGGGAGCGCGTGGAAGGGCTTTTAACTCAACCCGTGAACATCAATTTCGCAGGAAAGGCCGCCGACGAACTCACGGACGCCGAACTCCTTGAGATGTCCACCGCGTTGAACGCAAGTGACGACGATGCTGACCCAAACGCTGACTGAGGCACAACGCGCAGAAGCGCGCCGAATCCTCGCGAACGAAGCGCGTCGGCGAGGGTTGGCACTCCAAACAGCGGCAGAACTTGCAAGCCGCCCGTTGTGGCCGCCGAAGTTTTGCCAACCTCATGCGCGATCGGCATGGGCGTTTGTCCAGCACTTGCGAACGTGGAACGAAGCCGAGCAGGCCGTTCAGCCGTTTCCAGACAAGGCGTACTTGCGCAAATGGACGCGGGAATGGGTGCGGTGCTGGCGGCGCGGTCAACCGCTCATCATCGAGAAGTCGCGGCGGCTCGTAGCATCGTGGCTGTTCCGTGCGCTTGAGCTTTGGGCACTGGGCTTGCGGCGCGGCGATTGGATTATCGCCCACCTGACGAACGAAGACGCGGCAGGCCACGTGTGGAGAATTTTCCACCTGTACGACGACCTTCGAAAGCGGTTCCCGTCGTGGAGGCTTGCGATGGCTACGACGTGGGGAAACGAACTCTCGTACAAGCTCGATTCACTGGCACTCCCGAACGGTTCGAAGGTCGAAAAGCACTACGATGCCGCCGACGCGTTGCAGGGATCGGGATACGCGGGAATTACCGCCGAAGAGCTTTCCAAGTACCGCCATCCTTCGGCGTTTTGGAGCCAAGCGGCGTTCATCACGCAAGGAAGCGCAGGCGGCAAAAACGGCTTCATGTGCGCAATCACGAACTCTGACCCGGACCCGAATTGGCGCGAAATCAAGGACTTTCTGAACGCCCGCGACTTGCTTGGATTCAATTCCTGATGGAAGGTATCGCCGTTGCCACACTCGCGAGCGGAACGCGGTACATGGCTTCTCATTACTCGTGCGACCCCGAAAAAGACGCGGCATGGGTACTCAAAAACAAGCGAGGCGGCGCGCGTGAATGGAACCGTGAGATGGAGCTTTTCGAGGATGTGTACGACGGCGAACCCGTCCACTCCGATTACTCCAAAAAACTGCACTGGCAAGCGGGTCCGATTGAGCCAAAGCGGGACGCGATTTACGTAAGCGGAACAGACTGCGGTCAAACTCTGGAACCCGCTCACATACTGCTCGAAATCTCCTTTAAGCCGGTCTCGGTCAAAGCGATTCTCGAAGTCTTGCCGGTTGTCGCCGGTGAATCGATGAAGACTTTCGGCCCGGCGATCCTTGACGCGCTGGCAAACAGAATTCCCGGACAGTGGCAATCGGTCGAGCACTGGGCCGACGCGACGGTCACAACGCGCAGCGGAACCAACGGCGAATCCGCACAAGACGAAGCCGCCAAGGTTGGGCTGAATCTTCGCCAAAGCACAAACGTTTGGGAAGTTCGCAAGTCTGCCGTAACGTGGCTTCTCACTGAGCGAAACGAGAACGACGAACCGATTTTTACCCTCGATGCCGCAAGTTGTCCAAGGCTCGCTCAAGCACTCGCGGGGGCCTACAAGTACGAAGAAGGCGGCGATGCAACCGGCCCCGGCCGCGTGATTCGAAAGCCTCTCAAGAATGGCTGGTCACACGTTGCCGACGCGTTTCAATATGCCGCGATAGCCGCCCGAATCCGGCTAAGTGGCGCAAAACAATCAACCACCCACAAGCGGCGCGGCTCGTGGGCCTAACGAAGCACTTTTACCCATGGAATCCTCCACTGCCCGCAGCTCGAGACTTGCCAGTAGCCTCATTGGCTGTCCGAATGAACCGGCAGGGTTCAGCGGGCAATGGAACCTTGGGCGCGAGGCGTACGCGTACCATCTTTTGAACCCGTACCCGTTTTTCCACTTCCAGGACTGGAAGACCGAGGAACGCGGACCGCTTCCAAAGGCGATGCCGATCGCGCGGGATATTGCACGAAAGGGCGCCCAGTGGCTTTTCGGTGTTTCGCCCGCGCTGACTGCCGAGAACAAGAAAATTGAGGAAGCGATCAACGTCATTTGGCAGCTCAACATGATGCCGCAGCGCATGGTTCGCTTTGCCGAAAATGGCGCGGTCTGGGGCGGTTACTGCCTCAAATTCAGCTACGACCAAGAAGACCCCAAGAAGGTCACGATCTCGACTCACAACGCCTCGAGGGACTGCCAACTTTTTTACGATTACCACGACCGAACTCGGCTTTTGATGGCGCGAATCCAGTACCGGTACTTCGACGCGGTGAATGGTGATTACTACTGGCACCGCGAGGAATGGACGGACGCCGAATTTGTCCAGTACGAGCCGGTGAAGCACGAAAACGCCGCCAACACGATCGAGAACCCGTACGACCTCATCAAAGCCCCGCCAAACGAGAAGTGGCAGATCCAGAGCCGAGAATCAAACAAGTTCCAGGTGATCCCGGTCCAGCACGTGCGCAACATGGAAACCGAATCCCAGTGGGGTGAGGGCGACTGTTGGGCAATTTGGCGAGTGCTTGACCGCGTGAACCTCACGTACCACTTGATGGACCGCTCGAACCAGTTCGATTCGGAGCCAAACAAGGTCTACATCGACGTCAAGGAAGGCCAGGAGCTGGTTGACCGGCCCATGACTCCCGGCGAAGTCGAGAGCGTTGAAAGCTCAAACGATAAAGGCGCAAAGGTCCAGTTATTGGAGCCAGGCGGCAACCTTCGACCGGCGATGATGGAATACGCCCGGGAACTCACGCGGCAGATTTACTCGGCTTGTGGCTCGGTGGACATCGACGGCGCGGCGGTCACGAACAAAGGCTCGATGACTACCGCTGTCATGCACCAGATGTACGCCCCGCTGATTAACACCACTCGCGAAAAGCGGAAGTTGTACGGCGAGGATGGAATCGCGAAGTTCCTCGAACTGATGTGCATTGGTCTCAAGAATGTTGGGCGCGAACCCGCATTCAGCAGTGTCAACCCGGCGAAGATCGATACCTACAACGTGACGACGGTTTGGCCTGACTTCTTCAACCTAACCCCCGAAGAGCGGCAAATCGTGACGCAGACGACGTGCGAGCAATTTGATGCAGGATTCCTGAGCCGTGAAATGGCGGTCGAGCGAATTGCCTCAATCGAGGGCATAGACAACACCGCACTACTTTTGGAGCAACTAAATGCAGAAAGCGCAAACGAAGACACCGACGACGGCGGCGACACCGACCCCGACACCCCCGGAGCCCACGGCACCGAACCAGCCGAAGGAAAGCGAAGCCCCAAGCCTCGAAAGGGCAAAGGTGACGCTGACGCGGAATGACGATGGCGAGATTGTTATCGATGGCCCCGCTGATTCGCTTGTCTTCGTCGGCTACCCGTTCTCAAAAGCGGACGGGTTTGCGCTTGGCCTGACGCATCTCGGGCATGATCCCGTGACCGACTGCGACGTTTTTGAAGCCCGTTCCAAGTAGCAAAACGCCGACCTGTGGCGGCTGATCCCACAGAGAAACAATCATGAGCGACACACCCACACCACAGCCTCCGGCTGTTCCCCCGGAAGTACAAGACAATTCAGCGATCCGCGAAATGCGGGCTAAGATCGAGTCCGAGGCAACGGCGCGAAAAGCCGCCGAAACCGAGGCCGCCGAACTAAAGACCCGGCTGACGGAAATCGAGCGTTCAAAGCTCGATGAGTTAGAGCGTGTTCGACTTGAAAAAGAAGACCTCGCGAAAACTTTTGGACAAACCCAAAGCGAGCTTGAGCAGGCCCGGAATGAACTAGGCCAGTTCCAGACGCTTGCCGAGGCCGAATACAACCAGCTCCTTGCGACGGTTCCACCCGAGAAGCGCGCGGCCGTTGAAGGAATCGCAGGATCGGGCACATGGGCTGACCGGCTTTCAAAGGCTCGAAGTGCCATGTCGCTAATCGGTGCGGCTCCCGTGCAAGTCGGAACACCCGGAATGCCGCCAGCATCGGCCCCGACTGCCACGCCAGGCGCGCCAGAGCCGTTCAAGTTTGACCCCGCCAACGCGTGGAATAACACGTTCGCCAAGTAGTTTTCTTCCCACTGGCCCCCTTGCGCCACGCCTAAAAGCAAGAGTTCTCGTCATCCCCGACCTGCGCGGTTAATCGCAGAGACTCGCCCTTTGACCTTTTTGGAGGTTACTCACTATGGCGGTCTCTAGTTCCGCTCTAACCCTCGCACAATGGGCTTTTCAGTCCAATGATCCACTCGTAAACGCGATTACATTTTCGCTGTACGAGTCGGGTTCAGTTCTTCAAGACATTCCGTTCGTGAACCGAAAGACCATGACGATCAACGGTTCGCGATGGACGGGCGCGCTGCCGACGATCAACTGGTCAAAGATCAACGTTGACCCCGTTGTCACCAGCGGCACCCCTGCCGCGTACCAAGAGCAGGCGTTCATCGTGCGCAACGCGATCGACGTCGACAAGGTTCTGGTTGAGGATGAGAACAACATCATCGACCCGCGCCAAGCTCAGGTACAGGCATGGATGCGAGGCTACGCCTACGACGTGAATGACAAGTTCATCAACAACACCCACGCAACGGGCAACGTTGATGCAATTGTCGGGGTTCGCTCCCGGCTCGACAACCCAACGGACTGGGGAATGCCGACGACCACGAAGATTGACGCCGGTGGTGTCAACCTTTCGGACGGCAACATCACTGCCGCAAACGCCAACTCATTTATCATGAAGGTTCAAAGCCTTCTCGATTCTATGGGCGCTTTTGAAGGCGATGGCGTGACCCTCTACATGAACGCCGATATGCGCCGACGCTTTGAGGCGGCGGTTCGCGTTCTTGGCGCGGGCGGCGGTTGGGACATGACACGGGACGCTTACGGGCGATCTGTGGCCTTGTACCGCAACGCCAAGGTCCGCTACATCGGTCGAAAGGCCGACCAGACGACAGAGATCATCACTTCGACGGAAACCGCTGCAGGCGTTAACGGTGCAAGCACCTTTACGAGCATCTACGCGGTCAAGTACGGGCTGAACGACTTCTTTGGCTGGCAATTTGAGCCGCTATCCGCGAAGGATATTGGCCTGATTGGTAACGGCGGTTCGACATACCGGACGGTCATCGATCACGTTTACGGTCTCGTTGAGGCAAACGTGTACTCGATCGGTCGGCTCTACGACATCAAGGTGGCTTAACGAAAATGGCAGGTGATGCTAACTTAATCCTTCTGGCCTCTACTGCCCTGACTGCAACGGGTCAGGCGACGGGGCTGCTTCTCCGCAAGCCGTCTTCGAGCGGCACTAACCAGGGCGGCACTGTTCGGCGCGGCATGAAAGCCCGCGTGACGGTGACGCTGGTGAGCGGAACCAACCCGACGATGGCTTACAAGCTTCAGCACTCGGATGACGATTCGACGTACACCGATCTTGCGACTTGTCTCACGGCAAGCGTAACGGCGGCGGGCGAATACTTCATCCCGTTTGAAACTTCGAAGGCATACGTCCGGCTGAGTTATACGATTGGGGGCACAGGTTCCCCGTCGTTTACGACTCAAGCGGACATCACAATGGGCCGCCCGTAAGGGTTCGCACATGAACGCCATGACACGGGGCTTTGTACCGTGTCACCAAGATTTAGGCCATGTCTGATTACACCGCTTACCCGACCACTGCCGACGTGGATATTGCCATCGCCGCGGCGGGATCGTCGTACGACAACGACCCGTTTACAGCGGACAAGCTCGCGTCAGTCATCAGTATGGTCGAGAAGGAAACCGGCCGGGCTTTCCCAACATCGGCAAGCGCGGCGCGATACTTTCACGGGAACGGATACGGCGAGATGGTGATCGATGAATTCATCGCCATTAGTGAAATCACGCTGATCGGCTACTACGGCAACGCATCGGGAATCGCACTGGCAAACGCCCAAGGCATCGAGCGGCAGGGCGGCCCAAACAATCGCATCATCGTCCGAAAAGGCTCTTACCCGTCTTTTGGCCTCGGGTTCGTCAACACATTCCCCAAGGGCCGCGATAACATCAAGGTAACGGCAACGTGGGGCTACTCGCTTGACTGGACTGATCTATGGGACGCGATTCGCGACGAAGCCGCGGCGCAGTGCTTGCGATTCAGCGAGTACAACCCAGGCGGCAAGATGACGGGCTGGAAAGAGGCCGACGTGACCGAGAATTACACCGGCGACTATGCGGACGTGATCCTCAACAGCTCCAAACGGCTCCAAACAGCGATTGAGCGACACAAACGCAAGGGGCAAGTAATTCGGTCCCGCAACTCTCGGAGCATGATCTAAATGCCCGCCTACAACCCATCGGGGCTGAATACTCGGCAGCGGCTTTTGTTTGCCAATCGGGTTAGCATTTACCGCAAATCCCGAGAGGCAACGACCGGCGATTACGTTTGGACATCGATCCTCACCGGGCTTTATTGCTACCTTTTCACAACGGAAAACTACGACGTTTTGCGCGAGGGGCTTGGGCTGATGAAGCAGTCCAACATCTTTACTTCGGACGTGCTCAAGTGCGAAGCCTCAGTTGACCTCGATGACACTGACATCGTGTACGTGACCGAACCAGCGCGGGGAGGTGACGAAATCTGCTTCATGGTTCAGGGCAAGCCCAAAGTGCGAAACACGACAGCGAGGCGACGGCCAAATTTTATGCAGGTCTATTTGGTCCCAACTGATCCACCACCGGGAGTACCGAGTTGAGCGCGTACAGCACATTTCGCGACGAATTGAAGACGGCGATCCTTGCCGCGTGGTCTGACATCAACGGATCGGTGTCGTACTTCTCGGACTTCCAGGGAGCGAGCCAGAACATCTTGAACCTGCCAAAACCTTGCGCGGTCGTCTTGTGTGGTCGTTTGGAGGATGACAACAACTGGGGGCTTGCTAGTGCTCGGCAAGCGCGCGTTCCGCTCTCGATTTACTATCTTTCGGGCAAGGCGGCGACGGTGGACTTCCAGCAGTTCATCAACGACAAGATGGAAACGCTTCAAACGGCACTTCTTGGAGGCTCGTACACGACTTTTCGGGTGATGGTTGACCGTGGGCTGATCGACACGACAAGCGCGAACCCGGCGAACCAATTCCTACTTGAGCAACAGCAACAGACGCGCGCGGGGTTGCTCGAGTACTCCGACATAGCGGTCGCAATGGTATGAGGCCAAGCGCGGCGGCTTCTCAGATTCGGCGCATCAAGGGCGCGGTCGATAAGGCGACAAAGCGCGGCCTAGATCGTGCCAGCCGCGAGATGGTCGTTTACGCTCACAAGCTATCGAGCGGCACGTACAAGCTCTCTGCACAGAGGAAAGCCGATCACCCTTACGCAACTCGGCACGGGGCGCAACAAACGCTGAGTGGGCTGATTAACCGGCAAAGCGGGGCGTTTTACCGCTCGTGGCGAATGAAGAAAATCACCACGGCGTTCAGCAGCCAGCCAGTGTACATCATGGAGAACCTTACGAGCTATTCCGAGTTCGTCATTTTCGGAACTCCGAAGATGGTCGCGCGGCGAATCGATTTAAACATTCAGAAGCGTTGGGCCGAAATCGCCCCGCGATACGTTGAGGCAGAAATCAACAAGCTAGGGTTAGGCAAATGACACCAGACAATAAACCAGAGGTTTTCATCGGTTCCCAAACACGGGGCATCTACTTTGATGGACACGGCAATCGTGTCACGGAGTTCGGTAAGCCGATCCCCACTGACCCAGAGCCGGAGCCGAAGCCGGAAGAAACTCAAGACGGCAAGGAGTAACGCAAAATGGCAACAATTCCCCTTTGGCTCTTAGGCCGTCACTTGACCTCGGTCACGTTGATTCCGCAGACTGTGAACGCCACAACCGGCGTCTTGTCGGCGGGCACAACGCAAACACTCACCGTGGTGACTAAAAGCATCACAATTCGCCGGGAGCCTCAATCTGAGGACATTCGCCCGGTGAATTCGACGGTGGTCAACAACGTGAACCACTCCGACGATTCCACGCTCGACCTTACAATTCTCTTGCGGCAAGGTGTTGGCGCGATTGTACGGAACCAGATTGAGACCGCGATTGCGGCATCGGATTACTTCCAGGCCAACTTTACATCAGGGGCCAGTACATGGAGCGGGTACTTCATTCGTGGGTCGTCGGTTGACGGCGTTGTGAATTACGGCGCAAACGAGGCCACAATCACGCTTCGGCAGATCGACGCGGGCACCGCAACACCCACGTACACCTAAAGCATGGAAAAGCTCAACGTATACACGCTCAAGAGGCCGGCCGTTCCGGTCTCTGAGCGCACTTTTGGCGAAGGTGAGCAGAGTTTCACCGTTCAATTGAGGGCACTTGATGCAATCCAAGAACACGCGTTTGAGGAATTGGCCCGCGAGAATGTCGCGCAATGGCTCATCGGTATTCCTACTGGTGAGAAAGACAAGAACGGGGATGCAATTCGAGAGGTTGTACCATTCCCAGCCGTTCCGACCGAAACCGGGGAGCTTGACGTTGTTGAACTCAACGAACAAGCGATCCGTGTCGCGACTCGGCTAGAGATGATGCAACCCGAACGGGTCTACAACACCCAAGAGCTGCTCATTATTGCCGCCACGATGAGCAAGGAGTTCAACGAACTTGTCACCTTTGCGGCTGAAGTCGAGTCGGGCGGTGGCGGCTTAAAAAAAGGTTCGGCGGCGAGTATGCCGGAATCGTCCGAATCTGCCTTGAATCCGGCGCCGGGCACCACCCTGAGCATATCCAGCGAGCCGACGAACTGCTCAGACTGTGCCTAGACCAGCTTCGAGCGATTGCGCGAAGGCTCAATGCCGACGAAGCCCCAACGCTTCCCGCGCTTGGTGATAGTTGGATTCAAGACATTGCAGGAATGGAGCTTTTGAGGCGTGAGCGCGAGGTCAGCGCGAGTGAGGATTTTGACGGCCCGCTTGGCGATTACTAAAAGCCGTTGTACAATGGGCTGATGCGAGTCTTTTTGCTTGCCATGCTCACAATTGGCTTGATTGGCTGCTCCCCGCTTGAAACGCGCACGGAAACGACCACTCCGAGCCGTACCAAGAGCGCAGCGGAACCGTTCAGCCAGCCCAAGATGGACGGGATTCAGTCGAGGCGCGCGCCAAGGCCGATGCCGCCATCGGTTGAGCAGGTGCGGGAGCCGGAACCGGCGCGAAGTGTTGCGGTTGACCAAGAG